ATTGTTGAAAACTCATCTTCTGGAACACTTCCAAACATCATTGCAATTGCATCACAAAATGACAAGGTATATAATAATGGAAAAATTAATTATACAACTAGATACATCCAAAGAACCGCTGGCTCTGTTCGTCAAGCAAGCATGATTGATCAAGATATAAACTGGATATACAAACCTTCACTCTTGTGGGAAGTATCTGGAACAGATCAAACTAAAACAATTAACTCTTCGGTAGGAAAACAAGGCAAATATGTTTTGGGGGCAATGCCATTAAACTCTGACCTTAACGCATCCCCGCCAACGGTGGCTAATCGTACTATTGTAAATAATACGTTTGATCTTGGAGAAAATGTTTATTGGCTTACAAGATATCAAGGATATTTTTATTCTAATGGAGAAATTATTAGGTATGATGCTGCACAAGTTAGCGTTACCCTTGCAATTTGGTATTCAATATCATCAGATGGAAAAACCTTGGACGAATCTAAACCATATATTGTTCTTCCTGGAAGGCTGGCACCAACAAGCATTATTGATGCTCTAGATAAAAAAGTTGCAAGTGGAGAGATCACAGAAGGACAAAAGGGCGAAGAAATTCAAGCATGGAGAACTTCCCACAGACAGGGCAGTAGCAATGTCTGGATTACAAATAATCAAGAATATCAAAATCTTTTTAAGTCGTTACCGTTTAATGGAAAAATCTACCCAACTGGATTGGTAAGAATCTATACAGTTCCATTTTATGAAAATGTTGATGGCGTTACCCGTTTACAAAATGGTGCGGTCTATGAGCATGGTCGTGCTCAATTTGGAACAAATATAACAACACATACGGCTGGAATAAACTCTTATTGGTCGCAAAATGCTTATGTCAAAGGATGTAACATGAAGACTCAGTATTTATTTACAACAACCTTGCTTGAAGATATTTCTTTACCAGCAACTGCAATTGGCGCAGCAGGAATTAATTTTTCTGCAACTGTAACAAGCAATTCTAAAGCCCAACAGACATCAAGAGGCGGAACAATTAAAAATTTTATGTCTTCAAGTTATACAACAGAGACTCCAGTTAACTCAACTATATCTCCCAAAACTGGAACAATTCAGTCATCAGCATTGGTAATGAACGGACCGACTTTTGAACAAACAGAAACGCCAATTAATCTAGTGTCTTATGTTTATAAAGAATTAGACAATGCATATAAGCATTTTGGAACAAGAATGAGAATAATTGGAAAAATTGAAAACAGTGAGGTCCGAAGCCAGACTCCAACGGGAAGCAGACCTTATTATCAGGTTGCTGGTGTTCAACCAGATCAACCAGTAGACATAGGCGGTGGCTCAGGTGGTCTTGCAGTACTACTAAACCCAACTACCAACAACGGATATTATTTTGAAATTGTTGCATTAACAAGCAACAACGTAGAGTCATATTTAAAATTAGATAAAAACAATGAGTCAGAAATTTCTATTAATAACATTGTTTTTTATAAAATCAAAAAAGACGCTTCTAACAATGACGCAATTCCTGTAAAACTTTGGGGGGGATTGTCAAAAATTATAGTTGATGATGGAAGATTTACTGGGCAGCAAAGAATGACTGCTGAAGAAAATACGACGGTGTATGACCTGGCAGTAGAGTATCAAGATGTAGGCAAGATAAGAAAGTTTTATTTATATATCAACAATCAATTAATTCAAGTTGTAGATGATCCAGATCCGCTTCCAATATACAACAACATGGCTCCGTTTGTTCGGGGAGAATCTAGAGTTATGTTTGAAAATGTTTACGCTTTGTCCCAAAACTATTCTCAAAATAGCGTCTTTACAGTTGGAGAAACCTTGTCCTCTGCCTTTGGAGATAACGAAATAAGTGCTAGCGAATCTTTAAGAAAATATGCAATGGGCGGTATGCTTCAGGCAACCTACTTGTCTGGACTTAGCGCTCAACAGCCACCTAAATATAATCTTTATTTTGATGAGTTTGGTTCAATAATGAGGGAGTGTTCATACTTTGATATTAAATATGATCGTGCATACCCTGCACTTTATGCTAAGTTGTCACCAACATTTAACAACGTTAAAGGTTATGTCTCATCTGGTTTTTACGCAGACTCGTATGGGGCTGAGTTTTTAATTTTTAATGCTACCGACACAGCCTTAAATCTTGATGAAACAAGCGGTAATTATTTAAGAATTCAGGGTGTTACGTTTACACAAGACACCACACATGAATTAACAGTTGATGAATACTTTAAGAAACGAAGTAATTTTTCTAATCCATTATTAACTGGATCATCTCAAATTGTCTCTCCTCAAGTTGAAAAAGAAAAGTTTGATGATATTAAAAGAAGTAGAATGATTTATGGAAATAATGAGTTTACCTTAGACACATTGTACATTCAAACACAAGATGATGCAGAAAATTTAATGGGCTGGATGATAGAAAAGATTATGATTCCCAGAAAATCAATTGGTGTTAAAATATTTGCAACCCCAATAATTCAACTTGGAGATATTGTAAAAATTAATTACAAAGATTCTAACAACTTAGATCTAGTTACATCCGCTGATTCTAGATTTATAGTCTATAATATTGAGTATACAAGAAAAATAAATGGTCCAGATATGACTGTTTATTTGGCGGAGGTGTAAGATGGCAAGTGAAAATTCAGGTGGCGGAAAGTCTAAAATAGTTACTGCAAACCAAAGAGAAGATCGTGTTCCTGCAAAGCCATTCACACAAACTTTAAATAAATACGGCACTCCAGATACCAACTCTAGACCAGTAGTAAAAAGTCCTGAACCAAAAACCAAGACATCTTCACAAATAGCAGCAGATGCTCAATCAATACTAGATCAACTTGCCATGATACAAAAAAATGTTGATGCGATTGTTATTCCAAAGCCAGTAGTTGTTGATCCTGTACTGTTAGGACCAACTAACACTGGCGGAAGCGGTACAAGTTACTACGTAGCAGCAACGCCACCAACCCCTTCAGCAGTAGCCACAATAGTAGTGACCCCCCCACCACCAGCAGTAAAAACAGCAACTCCAGATATTGTTTTATTTGATGAAGAGGGACTTACGATAGAAGGAATGTTTGATTCAATATTTGAGAATATTGGCGGTCAAGAATTAATTAGTATAACTAGGTCTGACATTGTTAATGGACAAAAAATATCATATCAACCAATTAAAAACCTTTCAGCCATTCAACAAAGGTATAACCCAAACAATATCCTCAGCCTACAACAAACTGCAGACAAGTTTTTTGCTGGATTTTCAATTAAACTAGAAGACAAAATTCCAGAAATTGGCAACGGCACTAATGGAGAAAACGTATACCTTAACGCAACAGGAGACTTAATTATTGAATTTATTAACATAAATCCTGATGAACAAGTAGAAACACAGATTAGCGTAAGTGGTACAATATATGGAGCAGATCTTGGAGACTATACCTCATGATAACCAACACTGGTAAATCTATTATTGCAAAATATTTACTTGGTCAGGCTCCTGCCTACGCCTCGTATATTGCTATTGGTTGTGGTGCTACCCCATTAGATACTGCCGATGAAATTGGCGATTATTCAACAAAAACAAATTTAGATTTTGAGATGTTTCGTGTTCCAATATCTTCTAGAGGTTTTGTAAACGAAGATGGTGTAGATAAAATTGTTCTAACAGCAGAACTACCAACAGAAGAAAGATATGAGATATCTGAAATTGGAATATATTCTGCAGGCTCTAATCCATCTGCAGGAGCATACGACAGTAAAACAGTTTTTGCCTTTACACAAACAGAAAATTGGCAATACGTAACATCAGCATCTGCAGTGGCAATTGATACAGAGTCCGCAGCGTTAGACTCTCCAAACTTTGATAACGTTATTGCAGTAGCAGATCCAGTATTTCAAACAAGTGCAGATAATCCAATATTTTTTAAATCACCAAGAGTTGCAAGATATGAAAGACCAAGATTTTTAAATAACGTAATTATGATAAAAGGAAATCAAGCCGATCTTGACATTGAATCAGATAGCGGTCCAACTCAAGACACCTTTGAGATAGGAGCATCATCAAATTATATTAGGCTAAGCGGAACGACCGTTGATTTTTCAAAAAATTCTCCAACAGATAAATTAAAATTAGCATTTTCAATAGTAAATAGAGATGGAACATACGGCTCTGGTACTCAGCCAGAAAGAGCCAGAGTTTTAGTTTCATTTGAAAACACAAGTGGAACTCAATTTGCAAGGCTTGAAGCAGAAGTTGCTGATGATAGCAGCGGAGGTCAATATGATTTTGCTACGGAAAGATATTTTGTTGTAACAAAACAATTACAAGAATTATATAGAACATCTGGATTTGATTGGAATGCAGTTTCTGTAGTTAAAATATATGCATGCGTTATTGACGGAGTTAATCCTTCCGCAAATTATTACTTAGCACTAGACGCTTTAAGATTAGAAAATGTTGCAACAGTAAATCCACTTTATGGATTAACAGGATATTCAGTAATTCAAACTTCAGGTGCAGAAACCATAGTTAAAAGTCCTAATACTAACAACTATGTTGAATTTAGATTTTCAGTAGATCTTTCTAGCGGAAATAATTCGTAATGGCTGACGCAGGAATTAAAAAGGTTATAATTAGAAAAGCGTCGTTACCAGCACTAGATCACGATAATGTTGGATACGTTTTTAGATACAGAGTTGTTTCTGAAGATAAAAACAGAACTTCTCAATGGTCTCCAATAAATCTTGTACTAGATGATTCAATTACTGCTGTTGCTGGAGCCGTACAGGCTTCAACATCAGTTATTAGTGCAGTCTGGGGAGATGAATTAAATAGACCAAAGTATGATGTTTTTGTTGGAGTTGATGGGGCTACCGCAACCTACCACGGCACAACGCCCATCCACTCGTATCAATTTATTAAAACTGGAACTACAAATGTACGTGTAATTATTCAAGTTGAATCATCTGAAAAAACACTAAATGCCAATTTGCAAATATACAACTCTGGCTTAGTTTCTTTGGTATAATAAAATAGGAGGAATAAATGGCAAAAGTACCACTACCAGAAAGAGGGCAACCTCTTGATGTTACATA